TGGGATTCTCTGCGCGTGGCATGGCACCTTCACTCCTGGGTAGTGAAGACGGTCCCCTCTCGGGGGGTCGCCTTTACCGTCAAGGAGCTGAAGGTGCTGTGCCACAACGTCCGCGGGTCGGCCCTGCACTCCAAGAGGTGGAAGAACGTGCCGTGTAACATTCGGAAGAATGTTGTCGACACGCTCTGCCACCTGGCAGTGCGCCAACCCGAGAACGGCTTCGCCTTTACTCGGCTCTCGAGGTCGTTGCCTGAGCCTCCCCAACGGGAGTGCGTCAGGCACCTTCAAGCAGCCAAGTTGATGGCGAGCGCAGAGTTTCCCACATCGGTTGCCGCCCTGGATTCCCTTCGGAGCTTCGTCGCCCTCACGCCCGGCGTGAGTGGTAACGGAGTCCTTCGTCATCCAAGGCGGCTTCCCTCCTCCAGTTCGTCCTGTCTCGAGTGGCCTGCCACTCGAGGCGGGATCGATGGCTACCTGGAGCATCTCGGGCACATGTGTGAGGAGGCTGGGGCAACCCAGTCCTCCTTCCACGCCTACGCTGGGGACTCTCTCGGCGCCTTCTGTCTTCGGAAGGCGTCGGTGGTCCTGCGGCCATGTGCCGGAGTTGCTGCAGATCTTAGGGAATCTTATCGCTGCGCGGGGTTGCTGTACCTCAGGTCTCAGGGGAAACCCTTTGGCATGAAGGCAACCGCGCTCAGAACTCCCGGTTACAAGGTTCGGGTGGTCGGTGTTCCCGACTGCCTGACCTTTGTGGAGGGGAGTTGGGTTCGCTCGTCGCTGCGCTGGTTGGCTCCTGGCCACTGGCGTATCGACGGCAAGTCCCGAAAGATTCCCGGCGGTCTGCACTACCGAGCGGGACGCCGGTTCGCGTCCTTGGACTTGTCCAAGGCCACGGACGGTTTGTCCCACCCGGCAGTCCGGGTGGTCATCGAAGGGCTCGCATTGCGTGGTCTGATCCGTCTTGCGGACCTCGCCATGTCGATGCGATCCCTCGGATTGGAGCGAGGAGCGACTTGGAGCTTCCCCGACCTTGGTGACAAGATCGGGGAAGGGTCGTTCCTCAGAGGGAGTCCGATGGGCACACCTCTCAGCTTCGTTGTGCTCTCTTGGGTGAACGCCTGGGCCACCAGTACGTTCAGTCGTGCGCTGACCCACGGGGACGATGCGGTTGGTCGCTACACGCCGGGCTCTTTGGAGCTCGACCTGTACGCCAGTCGTGTCGCCTCCGTTGGGGCAGCGCTCAACAGGGAGAAGACCTTCAAGGCGGACCATGCGTGGACCGCCTGCGAGATCTTCGCCCTTCCAAGGAGTCACGGTGAAGACAAAATGACTCTCTTCTACCCCCCCTCCATACCTCCGCCGACCCTTCGGGCGCCGGTGGAGGCGGACCAGAGGCTCGAGAACCTCTGGCTGCGCCGTATGGAGAGGGTTATGAAGAGCCGCTTCCCATGGATCGTGAAGGATCCCCGCCTGCATCTTCCGGTGCAGGTGGGTGGCCTCGGATATACGGGTCGCGGACTTGCCGTTGGTGTCAGCGTGCGACGACGTCTCGGTGCCCTGGTTTCCAGGGGACCGAGTGCCGTCATTGCCGCTGATCTCATCGGCAAGAAGCCGTTCAGAGAGGTGGGCCTCTACCCGCGACCACTCTGTCGCGTCGTGCGCCCAGGTTCTTACTGGAAGGCTGTTCGGGCGACCGAACAGTGGTTCCAGGCCGGGGGGGACACACACGTGCCGCTTGAATCCCTGTTGTCCTTCAAGTCCTGCCTCATCGAAGATGAGGTGAGGCTCCTCGAGGGAGACAAGTTCAAGCGGAAGAGGGTCGCGGGTAGACCAGACAGGACAAGAGCAGGTGCAGTGTTCCGGCGGCTGGGAGTGGCCCCTTGTCGTCCTCTTACGAGGCGATGGGGGTGCTCCGCGCTCATCCGCTGGGCCTCGCTCTCTCGCGAGAGTGAGGTCACTGTACCTGAAGACATAGCCTCTGAGATTCGGGAAAGAATCCCAGATCCCACGTAGCCC